GCACTCGGAACAAGAGGCGACCATAGCTGAGACTAACCCCGAGATTTACGACAAGACATATGAGTGGTACACATCCGGCCCACGTCAGCGTCTCCAGCCGGGTGGAGCTATTGTGGTCGTGATGACTCGTTGGTCTAAGAAAGATTTGACGGGGCAAACACTCAAAGCAGCGGCGCAGCGTGACGGAGATGAGTGGCGCGTGATTGAGTTTCCGGCAATCCTGCCTTCGGGTAAACCCCTATGGCCGGGGTTTTGGTCTATTAGGGAGTTGGAAGCACTGCGCACTGAGTTGCCCGCAAGCAAGTGGCAAGCGCAGTACATGCAGCAGCCGACTTCGGACGTGTCGGCCATCATCAAGCGGGAATGGTGGCGGGTGTGGGATGAGGATAGCCCGCCCTCGTGTGAATTTATCATTCAGTCGTGGGATACGGCGTTTCTTAAAACCGAGCGGGCCGACTATTCGGCATGCACGACGTGGGGTGTTTTTTATATGGACGACGACACGGGTAAACCGCAGTCCAACATTATTTTGCTCAATGCGTTTAAAAAGCGGATGGAGTTTCCTGAATTGAAGGCGAGAGCGCAACAAGAGTTCAGGGAATGGGAGCCGGACTCGTGCATTGTGGAAGCGAAAGCGGCGGGTAGTCCACTTATTTTTGAGCTTCGGGCGATGGGAATCCCCGTGCAAGAGTTCACACCAAGCAAAGGAAATGACAAAATAGCCCGTCTGAATGCTGTGGCTGACCTATTTGCAAGTGGTCGTGTGTGGGTTCCCAATACACATTGGGCGGAGGAACTGGTTGAGGAAGTTGCAAGTTTCCCGTCAGGCGAGCATGACGACATGGTGGACTCGATGAGTCAGGCATTGCTACGTTACAGACGTGGCGGCTTTATTCAACTTGATACTGATGAACAAGATGAACCACGGGCTTTCCGCAGGAAAGAGCCGTACTACTGAGGATTAAATTATGGCAATCGAGAAGTCACTTTACGCAGCGCCCCAAGGGATTGAGGAGCTGATAGCCCAAGATGCAGCGTCTCCTCAGATAGAGATTGAGATCGAAGATCCTGAGTCAGTGGATATAAATATAGGGGGTCTAAGTATCCACATGGAGCCCGCAGAAGAATCGGACGAAGACTTCAGTGCCAATCTGGCTGAATACATTAGCGAAGAAGCTCTACAGAATCTTGCTTCCGAACTGATTGGTGACTACGACGAAGACATCGCCAGCCGCAAGGACTGGATGCAGACTTACGTGGACGGCTTGGAATTGCTGGGTATGAAACTAGAAGACCGCACCGAACCTTGGGAGGGCGCGTGTGGTGTATATCACCCGATGCTGTCTGAAGCTCTGGTGAAGTTCCAGTCTGAAACCATGATGGCCACGTTTCCAGCTTCCGGCCCTGTGAAGACTCAGATCATTGGCAAAGAAACACCGGCCAAGAAAGAAGCTGCCCAGCGTGTCGCAGACGACATGAACTACCAGCTAACAGACGTGATGAAAGAGTACCGTCCCGAGCATGAGCGCATGTTGTGGGGCTTGGGTCTGGCAGGAAATGCGTTCAAGAAAGTGTATTTTGACCCGTCAATTGACAGGCAAGTATCGTACTTTGTCCCTGCGGAAGATATCGTGGTGCCTTACGGCGCGTCTAATTTGGACTCTTCTCCTCGGGTGACTCACGTTATGCGCAAGACCGAGAACGAGTTACGCAAGCTGCAAGTTGCTGGGTTCTATAGAGACATTGATCTAGGTACTCCAGAGAACGTGCTCGATGAAGTTGAGAAGAAGATCGCGGAAAAAATGGGCTTTAGAGCTACCGCCGATGACCGCTTTAAAGTCTTGGAAATGAACATAGACCTTGATCTTGAGGGCTACGAACACAAAGACGAAGACGGGGAAGAGACTGGAATTGCACTACCTTATATAGTGACTATAGAGAAAGGCTCTGGTAGTGTTTTGGCAATTCGCCGTAACTGGGAGCCCGACGACGAGACACACGCCAAGCGTCAGCACTTTGTGCATTACGGCTATGTACCGGGTTTTGGCTTCTACTGTTTTGGTTTGATTCACCTGATTGGCGCATTTGCCAAGTCGGCCACAAGCACCATGCGTCAGCTTATTGATGCGGGTACGCTGAGCAACTTGCCCGGTGGTTTCAAGACTCGCGGCATGCGTGTTAAGGGAGACGACACTCCGATTGCTCCCGGCGAGTGGCGCGATGCAGACGTTGCCAGCGGTACGCTAAGAGATAACTTGTTACCACTACCATATAAAGAGCCCTCACAAGTTCTTGCTATGTTGATGGAGAAAGTTGTCGAGGAAGGCCGTCGCTTTGCCAACACTGCGGATATGCAGATCAGCGACATGAGTGCTAACGCACCCGTGGGCACCACACTGGCAATTCTTGAGCGCACACTGAAGAACATGTCGGCAATTCAGGCGCGTGTTCACTACAGCATGAAGCAGGAGCTGGGTCTTCTTAAGAAGATTATTGCGGACTACACCCCTGAAGATTACGACTACCAGCCCGTTGAAGGCAGTCGCAAAGCCAAGAAGTCTGACTATGAAGACGTGGATGTAATTCCCGTCAGCGATCCGAATGCGTCCACCATGGCGCAAAAGATTGTTCAATATCAGGCGGTCATGCAGTTGGCTCAGGCATCCCCTCAGTTGTACAACTTGCCACTTCTACACCGTCAGATGCTAAGTGTGTTGGGTATCAAGGATGCAAACAAGCTGGTGCCGATGGACGATGACCAGAAACCTACCGATCCGGTGACCGAGAACCAGAACGTGCTGATGGGCAAACCTGTCAAAGCCTTCTTGTATCAAGATCATGTGGCACACATCACAGTTCATACAGCAGCAATGAAAGATCCAAGGATTGGACAGTTGCTCCAGAACAACCCGATGGCGCAGGCCATGCAGCAGGCCATGATGGCTCACATCAACGAACACTTGGGATTTGAGTACCGTCGTCAGATCGAGCAACAACTTGGTATGCCTTTGCCACCGCAGAAGGATGTATCTGGCGAAGAGATGCACATGAGCCCCGAGATCGAAGCGCGTCTGTCTCCATTGTTGGCTCAAGCGGCTCAGCAACTACTGCAAAACAACCAGCAGCAAGTGGCTCAGCAGCAAGCCCAGCAACAGGCTCAAGATCCATTGATCCAAATGCAGCAACAAGAGCTGCAACTCAAAGCGCAAGAAGTCATGCTCAAACAGCAGAAACAGCAGATTGATGCCGCTGCTAAAGCAGATCAGTTGGATATTGAGCGTGAGCGGATTGCCAAACAGCAGGAAACCGAATTCAAGCGTATTTCTGTTGACGCATTAAAAGTCGCTGCGCAAATGGAAGAAGACCGTGAGAAGCAAACAATGGATCGCAGAGCGGATATTCTTAAAAATTTGAGGGTCAATAATGAACGCACTTGATGTTCTAGTCCAACAAGCGGATGAAAAAGTATCTCAGATAAAGGATTGGCTGGCAGACGGCAAAGCTGATTCTTTTGAAGAGTACAAGAAACTGTGTGGTGAGGTTCGCGGTCTACTCATCATGCGGGGTTACATACTAGACCTGAAACAAACCATGGAGAACTCGGATGACTGAATCCATTTTGTTGGCTACAGACGCCAACAACCCCCAAGTTGTGGGAGCCTATAACTTCACTGCCACCGCAGAGGAAAAAGGAAAACAACTACCTAAACCATCAGGCTATCGCATTCTTTGTGCCATTCCGGAAGTGGAGAAAGAATATGAGGGAACAAACCTGATTAAAGCTGATGAAACCGTGCGCAACGAAGAGACTCTTACAACAGTCTTGTTTGTTGTTGATATGGGGCCGGACTGCTACAAAGACGAGAAACGGTTCCCAACAGGGCCGTGGTGCGCGAAGGGTGATTTTGTCCTTGTGCGTCCCCATGCGGGTTCACGTTTGGTCATCCATGGCCGAGAGTTCCGAATTATCAATGATGATTCGGTCGAGGGGGTAGTAGATGATCCCCGTGGTATTAAACGTAAATAAAGGAGCACAAAATGCCTTTAGACCAAGACGAATTTAAGTTTCCTGACGAAGTAGCGCAGGAGAGTAAGGGAAAACCCGTAGAGAATGCGGCACCCGAAATTGAAATTGAGATTGAAGACGATACCCCCGTCGAAGATCGTGGCCGTCAGCCGTTGCCAAAACCCTTAGTTGAGGATTTGGAAAGAGATGAATTAGACCAATACGACGACAATGTTAAGAGCAAACTTAAACAGATGCGTAAGGTTTGGCACGATGAGCGGCGCGAGAAAGAGGCTGCTTTACGGGAACACCAAGAAGCACTTTCTGTAGCTCAAAAGCTACTCCAAGAAAACCAGCGCATTAAACAGATCCTGACAAATGGCGAAAAAGAATTCGCCACCACAGTGCAGAGTAATGCGTCCATGGAATTGGATGTAGCTAAGCGGGCCTATAAAGAAGCCTACGATGCCGGGGATTCTGATAAGTTGGTTGAAGCTCAGCAGGCAATGCAAGAAGCAAACTTAAAACTTATTCAAGCAAAAAACTTTAAATTACCCTCTTTACAAGAGGAACAATATGAAGTACAACCCCCACAACAGCAGCAACAATCTGTTCCTAAACCCGATCCTAGGGCTGAAGCGTGGCAAGAACGTAACAGTTGGTTTGGTCGGAGTAAGGCGATGACAGCGTTTGCTTTAGGTTTACACGAAGAACTTAAAGAAACTGGAGTCCAGATTGGTTCTGATGAGTATTACGGCACATTGGACAAAACGATGCGCAAACGGTTCCCTGATGCCTTTGGTATTGAGGAAGTGGAACAAGGTCGTGAACAGCCACGGGCAAAACCTGCGACTGTTGTGGCTCCGGCAACGCGCAGTACGGCCTCCAACAAGGTCAAACTAAAGCAAAGTCAGATGAATACGATCAAAAAACTTGGAATTACTCCTGAGCAGTATGTGAAGGAATTCCTTAAAGTGGAGGCCCAAAATGGCTGAAAATAGACTCGCAAGAGAACTTGAAACACGTGCGATAGTGGAGCGTCCTAAGCAGTGGATGCAACCTGAATTGTTGCCCGAGCCAGACAAACAGGCTGGGTATAGATATCGCTGGATTCGTGTTTCGACGAATAGCATGGCAGATCCCCGTAACCTATCGGCCAAACTCCGCGAAGGTTGGGAGCCCGTTTCCGTCGAAGAACAACCCAAATTCCGACTGTTAGCTGATCCCAATAGTCGTTATAAAGACAACATTGAGATTGGCGGGCTATTACTTTGCAAGACACCTTCTGATTTTGTAGACCAGCGAAATGAATTTTTTGCTAAACAGACACAAGCTCAGACGGACGCTGTAGATAATAGTTTCATGCGTCAAAGCGATGCGCGGATGCCGCTCTTTAAAGAGCGTAAATCTTCAAGTAGCTTTGGCAAAGGTACTTAATTATTTTTAAGGAGTCTTAAATGGCTTATCCCACCATCGACGCCCCTTATGGCGTCAAACCGGTCAATTTGATCGGTGGACAGGTATTTGCGGGTTCTACTCGTAACCTACCTATTCAGTACAACTACGCTACACCTTTGTATTACGGTGATCTGGTTACCTTGTTGGCTGGTTATGTTGTGATTGCAACGTACCCTGTTAGCACCACCAATACTACGGTCGGTGTTTTCTTGGGTTGCTACTACACAAACCCTACGACTAAGCAACGTCAGTTCGCTCAGTACTATCCCGGTAACGTTACCGCTGGTGACATTACTGCGATCATTGGTGACGATCCTGACCAAGTGATGAAAGTCGCTGTTACTACTACCGCTGGTGGTGTAATTATCGGTTCAGCTTCTTCGATTCTCGTTGGCGCTAACATGGCTGGCGGCACACAAACTGGCTCTGCATCTACTGGTAACAGTAGCATGTCTGTTGTTGGTGCGTCTGCTACAACCTCTGGTGGTGGCTTCCGTGTATTGAACTTGGTTCCCGATACACAAATCAGTTTGTCAAGCACGTATGTGTCTGGTGGCGCTCCTACAGCAACTTCTGTTGTTGTGTCTGGTTTGCCAGTTGGCGCGTTCTTGCCAATCGGTACTGACGTGTATAACTTGGTAAATGGTCAGTTGCAGTTCACAGGCGCTACTTTGAGTGCTGCCTCTACTGTGACAACCACTGGTAATACGACTCTTACCGTGACTGCTGTAGCAACGCAAGTCGCCGGTACTGTTGTGTTGGTCGAAACCCCCGAAGTGTTGGTTAAGTTCAACTTCGGCGCACATCGCTATTACGTAGCATAAGGAGCTTAAATCATGGCAATTTCACGCGCACAACTATTGAAAGAGCTGCTCCCCGGTCTGAACGCTTTGTTCGGTCTGGAGTATGCCAAGTACGGCGAAGAGCACAAAGAGATCTACGAAACCGAAACTTCGGAACGTAGCTTTGAAGAGGAAACCAAGCTGTCTGGCTTCTCCGCCGCTCCGGTGAAGAACGAGGGCTCTGCGATTGCTTATGACAATGCGCAGGAAGCTTGGACTGCTCGCTACAACCACGAAACCATTGCTTTGGGCTTCAGCTTGACTGAAGAAGCTATCGAAGACAACTTGTATGACAGCCTGTCTGCTCGTTACACCAAGGCTTTGGCTCGCGCCATGGCTTATACCAAGCAAGTTAAGGCTGCTGCTGTTTTAAATAACGGCTTCAGCGCTGCTTACACTGGTGGTGATGGCGTGGCTTTGTTCAGCGCTGCTCACCCATTGGTGTCTGGTGGTACTAACAGCAACGTTCCTTCT